CTGTAATGGCTGTAACATTTTGTTTCTTTTTTTTGACACTTGGAAAATCCCGCCATGTCGATAAGCTATTTCATCCATTGAATATTCTTTTTTTCCCCCAAAACGTTTATAGGTACCACTATGCCAATACCATGCCGTTTTATTTTTTGAAAACTTAAAGCCTAAAGACTTAATCATATCTTTATGCGGTTTTGTCGTGCCGTCAAGCCATATCCAATTGCCCACAATATTAATATTAATATCATCATTAGTAGCAAACTTTTCAATTAATTCCATGATTTTAAAAATTAATTCTTGGCTGTAATTAGCCATTATATCTTCAACTTGTTTGGTATCACTTGAATATTTCTTTGATGGGTATTGAATTTCGCCCATTAAATATTCATAGGCATTTTGCAGTTCAATAAATGCTTCACTTGTACCCCCGTGATCGGGATGATGCTTGAATATGGCTTTTTTATAAGCTTTTGTTAATGTTTCAATATTTAAATCGCCGTCAATATCAATGTATTTTTTTGCTTTTTCTGTGTTCATTTTTATTCTTATCCTTATTTATTTATTTATTTTATTTTAGTTTGATGACTTTGTTTGTTTGGCTACAATACGCCCATTTATCTGTTACTTGTATTATCATTTTTCACCTCGTTTATCATTTTACGTTTGTTATATTATCATAATAACCAAAAAAGGTAAATACCCTTATTGAAAAAAAGCATTTAATTTTTTCAATGTATTTTTCTGACTCTTACTTTTTTCAAAAAATAAAATAAAAACTACTGTTTTTGAACTTATTTGAATTGTATATAAGTCCTTAAGTATATATATATAATAAATTATACTCATACATATTTATTTTAATATTTTTAATATATATGTTATATAGTAGATATATCATGGTTTTATTGAATTGGTTTATAAATATTTGGGGTTTTATTGATTTTTTTTGTTTACACAAAATAACAAAAACATAAATCATGAAAAAAATATCAAGACAAATTAAAAAAATAAATAAAGAATTTACACTAAATAATCTAGAACAAGAAAAGAATAGGGAGAATATCATCCAATGTTATTTGAAGTTATTAAAGAAACAAAGATCATTGCCTACAAATAAACAAATTGCTGAAATAACTGGATTGAATGAACGCACAATAAGCATACATAAGAAAGATATAATTAAAGATAGTAGTAAAGCTAGAGAAGCTATAACGCCTTATATAGAGCCGTTTGTTACTACATTATTAGATAATAGTATTAACTATAAATGTGTTCGTTCAGCTAAGTTATTAGCTCAAATAATGGGATTGCTTGAAGTAGACAAAAATGAAATAAATATAAATAATAATAGAATATCACAAGTAATAATTTCACAAAAAAAAGTTCAAAAATCTGAAAAAGGTATGCCGGATGACACCCCATAATCATATCGGATGGGCTATATCCCAACACATACTAATTATACTCACAACTCTCATAATAATATTTTCCTTAGCCTTTGCTATTACATTGGTCATTAGAGCCTTTTATTTTCTTAATATAGGTAATGATCCTATCGAAGGATGGTCTAGCCGTAAAGAAAGAACATTAGAAGATATTATGAAAGATGGTATAGAACAAGAGAATATAGAAGGAAATAGATTTGTATCAGGATTTAGGACTCAGGACTAAGAAGGTTATATGAAGGTTAGTTTTGAACTCAATTCTAAACAGTATGAAATATATAACATGATATTTGATGAGAAAGGGGAGTTAAGGACTGATCATAATTATACTCATTTTAGTTTCTTTGGCGCATTTAGATGCGGCAAGTCATTTTTAATGATGTTAGTAACAATGATGTTATGCCTAACTTATCCTAACTGTAATGGAACTATTATTAGGATGACTTACGGAGAGTTAGCGGATAGTTCAATTGTTCAATATTTAGAAGCGTTCCCACCCGATCAGTGGGGGTACTCTTATAAAACAGCAAACAGAGAAATTATTTTTGATAATAACTCACGATTAACTTTTCGTGCCTTTGATACTGATAGTAAGATTAAGAGTAATAATTATGATTTTGCACTGTTAGTGCAGGCAGAAGAGATTCCTGAGAGTTTATATTTACAAGTTATTGGGAGACTTTCAGGACAGGCTTTGCCTCGACCAATACTCCTGACAGAGGGGAATCCGGCTGATACACACCTTAAGGATTTATATATTGATTCGACTGAGGAGTTTAGAGAGAAACAAGGTATTTATTTTATTAGTGGTGAGACTAAAGATAATGCTGAAAACTTGCCTAAGAATTATATAGAAAATTTGAAGCAGAATTACCCAGAAGATTATCTTGATAGGTATTTGTATGGTGGATGGAATAAAACTTCGGATAGAGTTTATACCGCTATGCAAGATCACCATAAGATTAAAGATTTAATTGTACAAGATCATTGGTATAAGTGTATTGGTTTTGATCATGGGATTGTTAATGATTCAGCAGCTGTGTTCTGTGCTAAAGATGAGTACGGGAATGTTTATGTTTTTGATGAGTGGAAAAAGAAAGGTGCTACTTTAGAAGATATAGTTTCTGCTTGTAAGATGTATGGCAATCTACCCATTATTGCTGATTTTTCAATGAAGACTGGTAGGGTAGATGTCGCTTCACTTTGGGATGATTTGATGACGATGGGTCTACACCTTATAGAATGTACCAAAGACAAACAGGCAAATATTTTATTGGTTAATAGAGCTTTTCATCTTAATAGATTAAAGATCATGGAAAGCTGTGAATATACTTGGGGGCAACATAAGCGTTATCAATATAAAAGAGCGTCAATGACTGGTACTGAAAACAGAAAAGAACAAGTTAGAAAGTTCGATGATCATAGTTGTGATGCTTTGCAATACGCGATGCGTTATTTACAAGATATTAAAGTTCGAAACACACTCGCCTTTGATGCAGTTGCGGGCAAGCCAACGCTTAAAGAGATGGTGGAGAGAGACGTATAAGGAGGCTATATGGAAGGACAAGAATTAATTAAATATGAAGTAAAACAAAGAGTAGATGAAATTAGAGATGGAATAGATAAGAATGTAATGATGCAGATCAAGCAAGCAATGCTTAAAAATCAAGAGTTTTTACGTACTGCATCTATAGAGGCAAACAATAGAATGATTGATGAAAATAAAGTTATGAACTCAGCACAATTGACTAAGAAGTTACTCGAACTGGATTCAAAAGTAACAACAATGCAATACCATTCAGACCCATATGTCCTCAGTGATAAAGTCAATAAACTACATCAGAGAATGGAAAACATGATAAATGAAATTAATACTCTATCTAATAGAATGACAAGAAATGAAGATTCTTTGGTAGATGCAGAAATTAAAGCAGAGGATGTCAAAAAATTATATGTTCTATCAGGATGTACCCATGTTGAAATGAGTAAATACTTAAACGTAGATAAGTCACGCTTCTATCAGATTTTAAATGGATATGAAAAAAAACCTGATCTAAGAAGACTTAACTTAATGAAAAGGTATTTTGAGAATAAAATAAATGCCACTTCATGATATTAAATGCAATGATTGCAAACACGTTTCAACTCAATTGGTTCAATTGGATAGAAAAAAAGAATGGAAATGTGCAAATTGTAAATCATGCAACGTATTTGTTTATTTTGGAAATATAAAACCAGCTATTTTTAACGGTATAACTTATTACAAGGATATAGATAACTATGGAGAAGGTATTACATCTAGTCAGATTGACAAAAAATGCAAAGAGAAAGGCTTTGTATATGGATCCCATGACGAAATATGTCGAGAGGCTGCGCGTTATCGAGCAATTAATAAAAAAGAATCAGACGCAAGAGACGAAAAAATAGTGAATCAAATCGAACATGAGTTTAAAAAGAGGATGAATTAATATGAAATTAGGATCAAGAACAACGGATTATCAAATATTTTGTGTATACGATTACAATAAAGACAAAACAACAATTAAAGTAGAAGAAAAATTACACAAATTACCACGTATCCACCAACTAGATTTTTTAAAAGATGCAACTGAGAAGTTATTAAAATTATATAATCAAAAACTAGATGAATTTAACGACTCACCTAAAAATGAAAGTGAGAAAAAAATTATAAAAGAAATACAACAGGTAATTGATAGTAAAGAAGGAGAAAAAAATGCCATTGAAGAAAGGGACGAGCAAAAAAACATTCTCGAAAAACGTGAAAACGGAGTTAAAAGCAGGAAAAAATATGTCGCAGGCACTCGCTATAGCTTATGATATGAAAAAGAAAAGCAAAAAAAAGAGTTATTAAGGTATAATAAAAATGCATAGGTATCCAAGTGGCCAAAGGAGCCGTTGATCAATATCAATTCATCAAAGAATAAACAGCGGTAGATTATGTCTTTCAAAGGTTCGAATCCTTTTCTATGCAACAGTAAATATGAACTAATTTATGACAAATAAAATCAACCATGATAAGTATCAGAACAATGACTTTATTAAATCCAATAGTGAGTCATTGAAATATATTGCACAATGGGATGAAAAAACATCAGATATTGTATATAAACAAATAAAAGACGAAGATTTTTATAAAAAAAGGAAAAATAATGAGCAGACTTAAAGAACTTATAAAAAGAATAGGAGTTTCAGGAGTTAACAAACCAAAGAGAACACCAAACCACCCAACAAAAAGCCATGTAGTAGTAGCTAAATCAGGCGATCAAGTTAAAACGATTAGGTTTGGTCAGCAAGGTGTATCAGGCGCAGGGGCAAATCCAACAACATCTAAAGGTAAAGCAAGACAAAAATCCTTTAAAGCTAGGCATGCAGCTAATATAGCAAAGGGTAAAATGAGTGCTGCTTATTGGGCTGATAAAGTTAAATGGTAATACATATTTAAATAAAAACCGCCAGGAGTCTTAAAAGATTTCTGACGGCCTCATTCAAAAAACACTACTTCAAAAAGGGGAGAAGTAGTCATTAGTATTATTGCAAAAACAAAAAAAATGGTCAATACTTGGTAAATGGCAAGCTTAAGAAAAGTAGGTAAAACCTATTATGTACGATATAAGAAAGGGGAAAAGGAATATACTGAGAAGTTAGGAAGTAATTTGACCAAAAGAGTTGCAGAACAGCTTTTAAGAAGGGTAGAAGCGCGACTAGCTTGGCAGAAGCAAGATGAGATTGATAAAGCTATTGGATTTAACTTTAATAAAATGTATTCAAATTTATTAGGAGAATAATATGTCAGCAATCCCAAATCGTGAAAAAAGTCTTACTTTAGAATTTAAAAAATCCATAAGTTCATCAGTTAAAAGACCATATGACTATGCATTTTCAGGCCAAAACGAGCAAGAAGAATCACCTAAAAAGAAACAAAAAACAAACCTAGAAATACGCCTTGCACAAGTGTTTATACCTTACTATCAGTCTATAACACCTATCGAACGAACATATGTATCGCTAAATTCCCCTCGTAATGTTCTCTTTTGAATATTATGATATAATCATAATGATAAAGTTTTAGTGATCTTTATCAAGCAAGACTAATGCCAGCTAGTCTTTTTCATTGAATAACAGCGAGGTTCATTTCACGCCTTGCTGTTATTAAAAGGTAAGATATAATAAAAAAATAAGTAAAAGGATAAATATGGAATACAAAACAAAAAACATCAACGTAGCAGCAGTACTAAGTGCATTAAATCATAGAATACTTAGAATAGATAAAAGCCAATCTAACAGAGCAGACTTTGTTTTTGAATCTAACGATCAACTCCAGTTAGACGTAAATAAATTTTTTAATAAAGAGCTTAAATTCGAGCCAAATAATTTATTTAATCAACTCAAACATATTAAAAGCAGACTTTACGACGAGTAGGCTTTATAAATAGCTAAAGGGGTCGAATTCGACCGGTTTAAAACTAATATTAATTAAAATTAAGCTCTATACCCTGATCCCCAATATTAGGCATTTGTGGCATTTCATCTTCTAAATCAGGATTCCCATCAGTTAAGCCCAAAGCGTCAGTTATTTGATACATGGCTTGTTCTTGTATTTGAGGACTTAAAGTACTTATCAAACTTAAAATATCAGACAAAGTAATATTTACTTTTTTAAGGTAATCTTCAAACCTAGGTTCTATAGGTACAGAAGCAGCTCTTCCCTCTTCAGCTTTTAATTTATCGATGATTGCACGATAGTGCGGATAATCTAATGACTTGAGTATTATTTCTTTTGTTTCAATAGAATTAACATCGCCTAAAACACCTTTTTCAGCTAATTGTATTGTGGTAGCTGCTATTGCAGATGCAGATTGTGGTAATGCGGATCCAGTTTGTACTTGTACTTCATACTGAGTCAAAGTTAAATCATTTAATAACATTTGTGGTATTTGTACAGAAGGTGCAGATCCATCTTCTGAGACAATATCCATCATTTGTGAGTCTTGATTCATAATAGCAAACCTTTGACCAGATAAGCGCATAATACGTGGCTGTGTATAGTAAAGCTGTATTAATGTTATTCCCTTATTAGATAAATCAACTAAAAACGTTTTAAAGTTTCTTTGTACTTCTCTAATTGAAGATAAAGGACTTTCATTTAAATCCCTTACCATTTGACCTGAATTTACCCCAACTTGCCTTTCACCAGATAACATCATTTCATTTATGCGAGCTATTGATAGCGCATCACGTTTTAAATCATCTATGTGTTGCCTCACTAACTGAATATCTTGAGTTAATTTATTAGTAATTTGCACAGGTGGCTGCATAGAGCCACGTTTAGCTGTAATAATATCAAAATTCTTAGCTAGATCAGCAGGATTAATGGACTCAGGACTTACGATCAACATAGATTTATATTTATTAATTAGCTCAGAAAGCTTGTAATAAGCATCAGTTATTTTTTGCTGTATAGACATTAAATCTTTTACATCACTATAACCAATCAATTGATTAGTAGCCGTAGGTGAAAAAGTTGTAAATGGGAATCCGAAAGGATAATCAATTGCTCTATCTTCTAATATATAATCACCACAGTAGACGATTAACCGACCATTAGGATACTTAAATATTTCTTCACGCTTAACTTGTTTAGTATCACTTAAATCATCCTTTTGAGGCTGAAAAACTGTATCATCTTTCAAGTAGCATTCATACACAATATAGTTAGTTTTAGTCGATGAAGGAAATACACTCCCTTTATTAAGATATGCTTGACCAGCATCTTTAGAGTTTTCATAACCTTGTAAGATATTAGTATCATCACCTTCCCTAACTTCTTGATCAGGCTTTTGATCTAATTTATCTAATATTTCTAATACACGTTTATTGCCCTTATATTGATTAATTAAATCAAACTTAGATAAACGTCTACGTACAAATATATAATTTGCATTTTCGATAGATGTAGCTTGTGGCTCTGGGAAAAAGTTAAGAGGAGATATCCTTGATACTGACACATTTCCAAGTCCATCATCAGCAGTTGCGTCCCAACTTACTTTTCCAACTCCTACACCATATATCAAACCATCTCTAACAATACGCTGCGATATAGTCTGCATATCATTAGCAGTTTTTACATTATCCCAAACATCATTAAGAATTTCTGAAACACTTTCTATTTCTTTGAGATATTCAAAATTAGCATGAGATAAACTAGAAGGCTCAACATTAGTAGATATCATTGCATCTAAACTAATCGTTGCCTTTGTTTCTATGATTGGCCTTATAGCATTATAAGCATTCGAGTAATTACCCTTTTTTGGATTATTGCCATAAGAATAACCAATAGTAGGGTTTACCTCACCGTTATAAAACTTATCATACTCTACAAATTGCTTGTGAGTGTGCGTGTTCATTGCAGGGCGCAATAGACCATTAAGGTATTTTACGAACTTTTCATTTTTGAGAGACATACAAATATTTTACAGTAAATATGGTGTGTTTTGTTGTTGATTATTCTTAAAAAATTAGAATAATTGTAAAAATTTAAGAAAACTTTCTAATGATTTATTGTCTTTAAATTCATAGAATTGAAGTATGGAGTATAACGTAGGCACAGAACTTCAGTTTAAAAAAGATTTAGGGGTAAGCGTATGGGTAGATGGCATTTTACCAGCAGGGCAAATGGGCTTGAAAACCACCCATTTGCGAATATGCATCAATGAGTTTCACTTGGACTTGCCCCTGAATCAAGTAGAAAAGTTATTTGAATTAAAAGTTGATACTCCAAAAGTAGAACCTGTAATAGAGCCAGAACCAGAACCAGAAGTAGAAAAAATAAAAATTGAAAGAGTAAGGCTAACAAAACCTAGATCAAAAAATCCAAGGAAGAAAAAAGATGCATAAAGAAAAAGGTAAAGGCATGTTCATCATACAAATTGGCGCAGAAGAAATGAAAAAGCCTAACTCAATGGCGGAAGAATATGAAGATAAAAAAGACAAAAAATCTTATACCGTACAAGAGTATGGAGGTTACACACCACAATCCCTCGTTAAAAAATTAGAAGGTGTAAAAGAGTCCATTGCTGCTGGAAAAACGAAAGAGGCTCTTATGCAAATTGACAGTTGTATCGTGAGATTAACTAAACGGGAGTTACCCGAAATGAAGGAAGATGATCCTTTCACAACAATCGAGTATCAGCTGGATCAGATTTTACCTAATCAAGGTAAAGGAAACTAGGAGTTGATTATTAATGGAAGACATCCAAGAAACAGCTGCTCCTGAGCAAGTTGAGCAACAAGAGACCACCTTAACTTTTGGGCAAGGTCAGATAGCCAACACTCAAGAAGGAGTAGATAACGGACAAGTCGAACAAGAAATAGCTAATTGGAATGAAGACAAAAGGTTTAAAGATCACTGGGGAGAAGACCCCAACAAGATGTACGAAACTTTGCGTTATCATGAAAAAAGACAAGGTGACTACGATAATTTAAAAAATGAAGTAGAAAGTCTTGTTAAATATCGAGATGACTATAACGCATTAGAAAAATTATTCGATCATCCTGAGCTAGGAAATCAATTAATAGACGTAATTAACAAATATCAAAACCCACAAAAGTCTCAACCAATGCAAGAGACCGTTCAAGACAATCCATATCAAGCTGAATTAGCAAAGTTAAATGAGATAACTCAGTGGAAAGAAAAAATCGAAAATCAAGCTTATGAACAAGCTATGCAGCAACAGCAGCAAGAGCAATTTAATAAGATTGATGATTTTGCTAAACAGTACAACATTAAGTATGACAAAGATGAATTTTTATCTGCGATGCAAGCAAATAATATTGAGCCTAATAACTGGGTTCATTATTTTAAGTCTCAAGCATCAGATGTAGCTCTAAAAAACGCACAAAACAGAGCTGCAGAATCCGCACTTAAAAATCGTTCAAGCATACCTAGTTCTGTATCTGGTAATGGAAAGTCAGTGTCTGGTTATGCAGGCATGAACGTAGATCAAGCATTAGAGGCAATATTGGGATCTTAAAGGAGATAAACAATGGCCTTAACAAGCGATCAGTTAAATGAAGCCGTATCCGTTGCACACAGACTAATTGCAGACGAGTTAGCTTCATCATTTGCGAAAGCAAATTATTTTTATAGCGTAGTAACCAAAGCACCTCTACTTAAAGCAGGATCAGGTACTAAAATCCAAATTCCTGTACAGTATGCAGAAAATGCAGCTAAAGGTTTCTTTAGTGGTGAATATGACACTGTACCAACTAACGCTAACCAACAGCTCACATTCGCAGAGTTCGATTGGAAATTTTACGTTTCGAATTCTACATTTAATTTGAAAGACTTTAGCACAGGCACAGGTAGTGCAGCAGTTAAAGATCTTATCAAGACCAAAATTGCTCTTGCAAAACAGGATGCAGTTCGTGATTTATCATTAGCTTTACATACTTCATCAGCTTCTGACTCCAACCAGATTAACTCATTATTTGATGCTGCTGGGGCTTCTGGTACAGCTTATGGTGGATTAAATGACACTGATTTATCAGAATGGCTTTTTGAGAGAGATACAACGACCAATACAATCAATTACAGCAATTTAAATGATGTATTTAGAGTATTGATGGGTAGAGGGCAAGGTGTTTCAGATGAAACAGGTACATATGCACCTAACTTGATGATATCTAATTCATTTGTTCTTTCTAAGTTCCTTAACTCACAACAATCACAACAGCAATTTACTTCTGATGCAGATCTACGAGCTGGGTTCGCTGGCTGTCAGTTCAACGGGATACCATTCGTCGTAGACGAGTACACGCCTGGGTCAGCGGATGGGTCTACTGCTGATAACAGATTGTATATTCTTTCTACTAACACTTTCCGTATGTATCACAAATATGGTTTTGGTGGAGTTAAATCTCCAATGGATACACTATCTATGAGATTACCTAACCAAGCTGCTATTAGTTCACAAACTTACTTAGTTATGAACTTAGTATGTATCGCAAGACGTTATAACGCTGTGTTTACAGCATTACAAAGCTAGGAGGAAATTATGGCATATAAAGCAATTAACAATATAGCTGCTGTAGACCTCGATGATATCGATAAAGAGTCAGCTACAAAAAAATATCCTTTAGGTACTGTTATTGAAGTTAATGACACTTCTAAAGGTGGCGTTTCACAGTTTATGTACGTTAAAGCTCATGCTGCTTTTGCAACTGTAGGAACACCATTCCAAATTACTGCTGGTTCTGGTGGTGATGCAGAAGTAGTTACAAAAGCTAATGCAACTTTAGCTAATGGAGCATTAATTGGATTTAATAATATTGCAATTACTGTAGATTATTATTTCTTTGCACAAACTGGAGGTGTAGTAACAGCTGCTGCTGCTGCTGGGATTGCTGCTGGTGATCATGTAGAAGTAATTAATGCAGGTACTAGTGTAACTGTAGATGGTACTTCTGGATCAACTACACTATCTACAAAGTCAATTGGAGTAGCTAAAACTGCAACTACAGCTTCACAAATAGAATTAGCTATAGTTCCAGGACGTAGAGTAGAGATAGCTGCTGCTTAATGACTAACTACGGATGGATTCCAGAACAAGAGGGCATACAGTATTTTAAGTCGACTGGTACTGGTACTCAATCTGATCCATTCGTGCCTGAAATATCAACGAGTATTGAAGGTCATTTAGACTTTGGCTCGGCCACTAACTTTTCAGTTACGGTCGGGTCAACGTCTACATTAATTAGAAGTGCAAATTCAGCACGAAAATTATTAGTTTTAGTGAATGATTCTGACGTTGTTTTGTATGTGTCTTTAGGTGCAACAGCAGTTATGAATGAAGGTATTAGATTAAATGCTAATGGGGGGAATATAGTTCTTGAGAACCCAATATATACAGGAGATATTTACGCTATTTGTTCAGCAGGCGGTAAAACAATAGTTGGAGTAGAGGGTGAATGACAAGTATATATAATCCTCAACAATTAGAGCCAGATGAAAATACATTTATTACAGCGTTAGCTTTTGCAACTGGGTCAGGTGTTTTAACAGCGACAAGAAATGACGGTGTGGAAATTACACAATCATTAGACGGTAGATATGTAACTTCTAATGATTATGTAACATCAGCATCATTTAACACATCAGATGGCGTTTTAACATTAACTAGAACAGATACAGGAACAGTAACTGTAGATTTAGATGGTAGATATATAGAAACTGATATCTATGTAAATGCAGCTTCTTTTGATGCAAGCACAAGAGTATTAACTTTGACATTAACTGATAGCTCAACAGTAACCGTAACTATTCCTGAAAGTCCAGATGCAAATACGTTCGTAACTTCTGCATCATTTAATACGACTGATGGCGTATTAACTTTGACTAGAAATGATACAGGAACAGTAACAGTTGATCTTGATGGACGATATTCTACACAAAACACACATTTAAACGCAGCTTCTTTTGATAATGGTACAAGAATTTTAACGCTTGCAATGGTAAATCCATCATCAAATATAACTGTTACAATTCCAGATGCAAATGATTATGTAAATGCAGCTTCATTTAATACATCAGATGGCGTTTTAACATTAACACGTACAGATACAGGAACAGTAACAGTTGATCTTGATGGCAGATATTCAACAACAGATATATATTTAACAGCTGCGGCATTTAATTCTTCTAATGGAGAACTTACATTAACTAGAAGTGATGCAGGAACAGTAGTTGTTGATCTTGATGGTAGATATCCAACAGAAAATACACATCTTAATAGTGCATCTTTTGATTCAGGAACAAGAGATTTAAGTTTAGTAATGACTGATCCAAGCTCTACTATTACAGTTAATATTCCTGAGTCGTCAGATGCTGGAACATATGTAAATGCAGCTTCTTTTAATTCATCTACAGGTGATTTAAAACTTACGAGAACAGACTCAGTAGCTATAACTGCTAACCTAGATGGTCGTTATGTTCCTTATAATCTCATTATTCCAACCGGAACATATAATCTTAATTCTTATGTAAATACTGGTATATATTCAGTTGATACAACAGCAACAAATATACCTTCTGATTTACCTTCTTGGGCAGATGAATTAACTTTGCAGGTATGGGAAGCTGGTGGGAATAATGGTGTACAAACACTTTATACTACAAATGGTACAATATCAGTTCAGATAGGGCGTATCTATTGGAGGATGTGGTCAGTTTCAGGTACCACTGTATTTAGTTCTTGGAGAAAAATAGCAGTAGAAAATGAATATCAACCTTTATACCTAACTCATAATTATTATACAGGTGATCTTAATGATTTAACTGATTCAGGTATATATTACATACACCCAACAAGCACAAATAATCGTCCAACACCTTTACTATCTCAAGGGTCAACAGTTGAAGTAATTAAGATATTCCAATCATCTTCATCAGCAGCTTTTGGGATAAAACAAATATGTCGAGAAAATACTTTTTCTACTTCTTCCCCTAAAATTGAAAGAGGAAGGACTTATGAAAGAGAATGGAATAGTAGTGGAACTTGGTCAGATTGGGTACTGGTTACAAAAGGTGGTATTCCAGGGGATTTAAAAAGTTTATATTTTGCAGCTAATTTAAATTCATCTACCTACACAGATACTACAGGAATGTGGAGTTTAGCTGCATCTTATCCACTTTCAGGATGGCCTGAAAACTTTCCAGCAGGATCTGATTACAATGTACTGGAAACGGTTAGAACACATACTTCAGGAGCAGGTGGTTATCAAAAGTTATATTGTGCAGATTATGATACAGCGACCACACATGTTAGAGAATTTAAAAGAACAATTCAAAGCGGATTACAAGGCGATTGGTTTGAGTACTGTTTGCAAGGTTCACCGATATATAAGGAAGTATTAGCTCCAACTGTATGGACATCTAGCATTGGAAACAATCCAGATACTGAGTATGTAACGCTTTATGTTTTTGATGGATCAAGTACATCAGCGTCTATTTATGGGTTTTCTAATGGGTATGCAGATGGACAAAAAATAAGGTTCATGCGTTCAACTAACAGCACAACAAAGACATTAACGTTTTATCACAATTCATATTATGCAACTCAACCCATCTATACCACAGACTCAAAAACTTTAACTTTAACAGGCTATCAGAGTGTTGAGTTTATTTTTTATAGCAATATTTGGTTTCAGCAAGGACTTTAGGAGGTAGAAAATGTTAGTAAGTGATGCGATTTCAAGAATAAGATTTCAAACGAACACAAACGATGACAATACAGGACGTAATGCTAATGCTTTATTTTCTAATAAAAATTTAGTAGCGCAATTTCAAATATGTTTAGATCAATATGCTGCATTTACTAAAGGTATAGAGGCAATATTTTCATATCCTTTAGGTTTAAATGTTAGGTCAATTAATGGCCCATCAGATGTAATTAGGTCAGAAGGCTATAGATTTATATATCTTTGGCGTGGTGGGCGTAGATATTCATTAAACATAAAAGAATTAAACTATACACAAACAAGATTCCCATACCAAACTTATTCAGGAATTCCCCAGTACGTCAGTATTTGGAATGATGAAATATATTTCTATCCTGATTCTTCAACTAATTATTTAACTGCTACATTAGCAAGTGAGCTAAGTATTACGGAAACAACAATAACAGTTGATTCAACAACTAATTTTCCTGAACAAAATGGCAGATTAACCATAGGGACAGAGAAAATATTATATCAGTCTAAAAATGATACGCAGTTTTTAAATTGTACTAGAGGCATTGAAAATACAACTGCGGCTTTGCATGATGCTGGTTCAACTGTTAATGAGAATAACTTGATGATTTTTTATAATAAAAGAGTTAAAAAAATTAGTGTAGATGATAACGATGTTATTTTTCCAGAGGATATGGCTAGAGAACTACCTATTCCAGAGGAGCATATGATATCCATAATTGATCTTACAACCTATATGCTATTACAAAAAATAGATGCAGTTAGAGCAGAACCATACAAAATAGATGCAGCTCAATTTTTAAGATTAGCTAAAGAAGATGTGGAATGGGGCAGATCAAACATAACCTCAGGGTTGATGATTAGTCAGCCTTTAGACTTTGAAGTTAATAACACAGGAGTTACTTTCTAAATGGAACTAGAACTTCAACAGAGTAGAGGTTTAAGAAACGATAGAAGCCGTAAGTTTATAGGCCCTGAATATTTTTATGATATGGCCAATTATAACTTTGATGACATTATAGGGTGTAATAGAATCAATTTTCCTGAAATTGAATATAACATTGGTGGCACTGATGGCATTGATGGCATGTTTGAGTTTCGTTATATAGATGTAAATTCAACATTACAAAAAGAATATATTGTTGTTGTTGGCGGTAATGTTGTTAAAGATTTTTTAAGTACTCCAGTAACAATCTATACAGGACTAACAGCAAACGAAAAATGTACTTTTGCGGTCTTGAATGACAAGTTATTTATTTCCAATGGAGTAGATAATGTGCTGGTTTATGATGGATCTTATGTTTATGAAATGGGCGCACCTTTAGCTCGAAACTTAAACGAAGCAGGCTCATTAACAGGAGATTATTTTTACGCAATCACATACACAGTTGATGGCGTAGAACTAGTCACAGGTGCAGTTTCAAATACAGTTACAGTTTCATCAGAACGTATTGATGTAACATTGCCCATTGGCCCTACAGGTACAACACAAAGGGATTTATATAGAACTGAGGCTGGTGGAACTGATCTTTATCATTGTCATAACATTAATGATAATACGACAACTACATTTACTGATAATGTAGGTGATGGTAATTTAGGTTCAGGTATTCCTTCTGTTAATAGTGAAGCTCCAAAACCTAAATTTATTACAGTTAAAGATGAACGGTTAGTAGGAGTAGGTGTTAGTAGACGACCAAACTATTTATATTATTCAGAAACTGAAATAGAAAGTTTGTTTGCAACTATAGGGGTAACGGATGTATCAGGGGTAGGAAATGATAATACAGGCTTAACTGGAATGGCAATTGATTACAATGAGATTGTTGTTTTTTCAGAAAAGCGTATATACATAGTTGATGTATCAGGTACGACTGCGTCAGTAAGACAAACGAATTCAAACATTGGCTGTTTAGATGGTCATTCAATTGCAAAAGTACCACCACAAGCACAATTTGATGGTGGTTTGATGTTTGTTTCAACTGAATATGACATACGTATATTTAATGGCAATTTGAAAGTAAATCTTGCTACTTCATTTGATAACTTAGCAACTGAAAACTTTTCTGCGCAATTAAATGCAAATGAAATGAGATTAAAAATGGAGGGTAGAGAGTTAGAAGGGTTTTTTTATGATTATAAATATCACCTGATAATAGATGATGAAATATATATTTACGATATACGAATACTTGGTTGGTCAAGGTATTTCATTAAGACAAATAGTTATAGCCCTGTTTGGCGTGTATTTGGCCTTCTTAATGATAATTTTTACATTGGTCAATCAGGAACTGGAATAGTAGAAGAAATGTATCGATCTAATCAGTATCGTTCAGAAAATGTAAATTCTTTTTTTGAGACTGGAGAGCTATTAGTAGATGATAATTATAAACTTTGGAAATATATGAACGTATATTATTCAAATACAGGTAATGTAGTCCAAAATGTAATCATAACTCCAGATAATAACTCAAATTTAAGTAATACTGTTAATTTCAGATATAGCGCAGACGGCTTTGATGAAAATTATTTTTCCCCTACTTATTTTGAAACTTCTACAGGTACAGATGACTATATTTTAATTCATATGAATAAATATGCACGTTGGTTGAGGTTAAGGTTTGAATGTGCCTCAAAATTTAATTTTCGTGGCTACAAAATAGAAATTGAAGGACTAACAAATAAAGAATGATTATTAAAAAGCTTGAAATGGATCAAGAAAAAGAATTTTTAGAGAGGTGTAAAGAATATTTGGAATGGGTTTCTACAAACACAAACCCAAACTATGTGTGGTCACTTACAGAAGCTAAAAATGAATTAGATTACACATTGAAAAATGGGATTGTATATATAGCAGAACAAGCGAATCATATTATAGGCTCTATTGCTTTTGCTATAACACCTATGTTCATGTCATTAGAAAAAATAGCGCACGAAAAGGTATGGCATTGTAATAAAAATTTACCAATTAAAACTAAATACAAAGTGTTGGTTGGACTATTAGAAAAAGCAAATGAATGGGCAATCAAAAACAGAGTAGATAGATTGATAATTTCAGCACATTCTAAAAATCCAAGTGTCAAAATACTTCATAAACATGGGTATTTAGAAAGCGAAACATTTTATGAAAAGGAGTTAAATTATGGGTTCTAGATCAAGAGAAGGAAGAAGGCAAAGAGAGTTTGAAAGAGAAGAAGCGGAAACTCAATTTGAGAGAGAAAAAGCAATATTACGTTCAACTGGTAAAGAAGCACAAAAACAATATGAGCGCGCAATGCAACAATTTGGACAAGCAACAAGCGGTACTCCACAAGCTGTTACTAGGTTACAGCAGTTGATACGTGAAAGATCATTGCCAGAACAACAAAGAGCAATGGCACAAGGCCGTATTTCTAGGCAACAGCAAGGGGTAAGAGGTATTGATGCAACTGTATTAGAACAACAACAAGCAAACGCATTACAAAGACAGCTTGCACAAGATGCTGAAAATGTAGCATTGCAACAACAGTTAAAAGATAGAGAAATGAAACAAAAATTAGCAGCAGAACAAGCTACACAAGCGATGATAAAAAGCTTTGGGATGAACGTTTAAGGAGAAATAAAATGTTACAGTTACTACCCACATTAATTCAAGTAGGAAAATCATTAATGACAGCAGGAAAAGCTGCAGGGGCTGCTGCAGGTACTTCAGGCGGATTAAAAAGTTTACTTAATTTAGGAAATATAGCAAATGCTACTGGGCTTGCAGCACAGACAGTAAAAGATATAGATGATTATGAAGCTAGTATAATGCCTGGTCAATCAAGGCGTATCCCTACAGTGAGACAAGGTAGCTTACAAAATTTACTAAGAGATTATTACGGATAGGAGGGACAAGTGGCCAGACAAAATGCAAGTGTAGATAATTTGAGACAAGACCAAATAAACTTTAGAAACATAAAAAAGAAACCAGTTTTACAAGTTGGCAATCTAGCAAATCAACCACCAGTACTTAATCAAGTACAATTTCAACAGGAAGATTTCAAGCAACCTGATAGAGAATCCATGACTGCTAACTTTATATCTAATTTATTGCCTAAAGCAGGAGAAGTTGTAGGTGGTGTAGTAAGTAGAGGGCAAGAATTAGCAGGTACAGGTTTAGAAAAATTAACTGAGTTAGCAAAAGATCCTAGGACATATGAAACATTAGCTAATATTGGTCAGATTGCATATGCATATGAAGACCCATATACATCACAAGCTTTAGGTAGAGTAGCATCTGGTTTAGGAGCAGAAAGAATTGCTAAACAAGAAGCAGAAACAGAAAAAGCTAAATTAGCTAGTGAGCTATTAAAACAAGATTATGAGGCTTTGGGAACTTATACTCGTGCGGATTTTAGAGAAGCAAGAGAGGGAGATAATCCTGACTATGTACAAGAAGCTATGTTGCCAAGCGGTAGAACAGTGTCTTTGTTTAATCAAAAAGCAGCTACTGAAGCTGGAGAGTTAGCACTTAAAGGTCAACCTAAAGCACCTACAGGATATATTCCTTTAGATCCTAACCTTGAAGCTTCTTTAGCAGATATTAAAGAAGATACAGTTTTTAAACAAAGTGGTGCAGTTAGTGGTGATTTTGTTGATCCAGAAAAGGTAGCAAAAATTGTAGAGCAAAAAGCAATAGATACTAATGATTTATTATCTCAGCAAAGTGCTGCAAAAGTTATGGATGAAGTAATTGAAGATATAATATTTAATGAAGACTTAGATAATTTAATAGGAAAAAATAAACTAGGACCATTTAACTTTAGAAAAAGATTTTTGGCAGGGCTATTAGGATTTTCAGAAACAGAAGAAGACCTTTTAGCAAATTTAGATGTTATAGATTCTGAAAAAATATTATCAACTTTATTAGCTCTTAAAGAAAAAGGCGGAGGCTCTACAGGGTTTGGTGCATTAAATCAAAAAGAATTAGAAGTTATTGCTAATTCACTAGCTAGTTTAAACACGAATCAATCTAAAGAGCAATTTATAAAACAACTAAGAAGAATACAAAATAAAATTGGTAATAATGCATTAAATGCGCAGAAAGCATATGGAAAAAAATATGTAACTGAAGGTATAGAAATGTATGAAAGTCCATATGATGTTAAAGGTAATAGAAAATCTATAGATAACATAAAAAATAATCAAAATACTAAGCCAAATATTACTGATATTATTTATGGCAATGTACCTAAGCAGACAACAACTGATTATTCTAGCTTAAGTGATGATGATCTTATGAGAGGATTATAAAATGGCAATTGATTTAGAAAGATATGCAGAAGCATATAGAAGAGGATTGTTGAATGAAGATCAAAACCTAAGACTTGAAGAACTAGAAAGAAGGGGACTTGTACAGCTAGAAAGGCCACCAATAAAACAACAACAAGTAGAACAACCAAAATTAAATAGACTAGCTAGTATTGCTAGAACAGTAATGGAAAGCACATTTCCTGCATTAGGTGCACGTAGAGATAAAGATATTAAAGAAGAGGCAAGAAATGTACTTGATATAGCTTCTTATACCACTACTCCAGCTGGTTTAGTAAGTAAAGCAGCACAAGCAGGAAAAATTGCAAAATTTGCTGCACAAACAGTACCGCAAGCAGTAGCAGGAGCAGGAGCTACTTATTTAGGTCAAAGAGAAAAAGGTGTGTTGCGTGGGCAATCTGCATTAGATGCTGCATCAGGATTTGGATTAGAACTTGGCGCACAGGCAACTTTAAAAGGGATTGGAAAAGGTTTGGGGTTTGGTGCTAAACAATTAACAAAAAAATTGCCAGAAGATCTTGTTTCTAAAGCTAAACAGTATGTAGCAGATAAATCTAAAACAGCAGAGCAGAGAACAAAGCAAATAATAAGGCTAGGAAAGAAAGCAATAGCTAACAATAAAAAAATAGGAACAGAATTAGAAAATATAGCTAATAAAGCAGATAAAGCAAATAAAAATATAGCAAAACAAGCAGCAACTAAACTAAAAGATGCTAATAGAAAATTTCATGAAGCTAATAAAGATAAATCTGAACTTATAACTGATATAAGTGATGTAGATATAGATAATTTTATAAGACAAGAACATCAACGTTTAAAAACAGCAGCAGAGCCACTTATTGAAGGCGGACAAAAAAAAGTAAGAGAAGCAGAAGAACAAGTATTAAAGGATTTTGAAAAAAGATTTTTATTAGAACCTAAAATAGTTACTGAAACACAAGTTAATGAATTAGGAATACCAATTACAAGAACTGTAGAAAAAAAAGGTGCTAAGCCATTTAAAAATAGACAAGAAATTTTTAAAGAACTTGGAAATATACAAGATAAAGCACAGCAAGGATTTCAAGAAGGAGCTAAAGAAAATCCAGCATTATATAGAGATATTTACCAGCAATTTACTAAATTCTTTAAAGATAATAGCCAAAAATACAGTGATCATATGGAATTAGGCCAAGATTTAGTTCGTATGCAAGGCGCAAAAGTAGATATTCCAATTACAAAAGATGGTGAGATAGTAAGTGATCTATATAATCCTAAAAAACTTAAAAGTAGTTTTGATAAAGCTATTAATAAGTTTGATAAGTTAGCAGATCAAGATAAATTATTAGAAATAGAAAGATTAGTAGAGCAATCTAATAAGTTATTTCAAACAGATTTTAAAGTAGATAAATTATTAAGAAAATATGAAAGAAACCAAAATTTAATGAATTTTAAAGGTGCTAAAAAAGGATTAACACAAGCACAAATTGATTTATTACCTGCTAACAAAAGAAAAATATATAAAGATAATCAAGAGCTAGCAAAAGTTACAGAAAAAGGATTATTTACTGAACCTAAAAAATTACAAAAGTTTATTTCACCAGAAACACAAGAAGGTGTACTAAGTGAAACTAAACTGGCGGAATTACTACCAAAAAGATTAGTAGATCAATTAGAAATAGAAGCAGCTGGTAGGTTATTAAGAGAAGGTGCTGATATTAATAAAATACCTATTGGTGTTATTGGTAACCCGTATTTAAGAGCAATAAATTTAGTTAAACGACTAGGCGTAACACCTAGAGCTCAATTTGGATTGAGAAGGTTTATGGAAAGTAAAATACCTGGTCAAATTGGTGAAGGGGCTAGAGCATTATCCCGTGTTTTATCAAGAGAATTAGTTAGAGATGATGAACAAAAGACAGATGTTATAAGACATCCAGAAACAAATGAACCAGTGATAGTAAAAAGAGAGCCATTTCAACTTGAAAGAACAACATCAGGAAATTTAACAATTAGTCAGCAAAATAAATTAAAAAAACAAAGAGGATTAGGAGGTAATAACAATGGCATATCCATCAGACAGTGATTTTCAGTTATATGACGGTAGTTTAATCACACAAACACAATTTGATTATAACTTTCAAAGGATACCAGTATTTTGGTCATCAGGTAATTATGATATTAATGTTAATTCAATTACAGCAACAACTTATAACGGCTTACCAACTAATGCATTTACAGCAGTAGCAGGTGAAAGTATAGATGCAGGTGACATTGTTAGGTTTGTAGGAGCGCAAATATATAAAGCATCTAATACAAGTAGTGCAGGTATTACAAATGTAATTGGTGTATCAAGTACAACAACTGCATCAGGTCAAACAGCAACTATAGAAGTCGATTATTATAACTCTTTTTCAGGCCTAACAGCAGGCGATACATTTTATGTGGGTATAGATGGCGCAAAGACAACAACTAAGCCAACTAACTATCCAT